TAAGCAACGACCTCGTGCTCCAGCGCGATGGCGTAACCGCTGCCACCATCAAGGCCGGGGCGATCGCAACACTAACCGGCGCGACGCCAGCGGCGACCAGCGGTAGCTATTCGCAGCTTGCCCTTACCGGCGGCACGGGCACCGGCGCGACGGCTGATATCGTCGTTGCGTCAGGCGCGGTTTCATCGGTAACGCTGCGTGCTCCTGGCAACGGTTACACGGGCGGCGACCTGCTGACGTGCCCCACCCTTACGGGCCTCGGCGCTGGCGTCACCGTGGCGACCGTGGCGACCGTCATTCCGGACATCGAGGGAACAGCAAACATCACGACGAGCGGTCGCCTTGGCGCGTTCACGGCAAATCCTCGCGCGGGCCTAGACGTCGCTTCAGGCGGCGGCATGATTTCTGGGGCCACGCGGCTTGCTGTGTCGGTGGCTGGCGCGACACCGTCCCTTGAAACTATTTTAGCGCTTTATGGCACAGTCAGTCCAACAGCGACAAATTATGCGTTTTGGGTGGCCCCACAGTACGACCTGACCGCCGGGACGATCAACAATCCAACGCTTCGCGGTATCGAATGCAACCCGTCAATTTCTGCATCATCGGCAGGAACGACGCAATCTGTTTCTGTTATTGGCGCAAACATTACTGCACAGCGGTGGTCGGCGTCGGATCTATCGACCATCTCCACAAGCCTCATATCAGCCGTTCGAGGTACTGCCATCATCGGAGCATCGACCGGGGCGGCGTCAACGGCCAGCGTGCAGTGCTTTAACGGCTTGTACCAAGTCTCGCAGGCAGGGCATACCGTAACGAGCGGGTTTGTGTACACCGGGCGCGTGCAAAACACGGGCACCACGACGACGCTGAGCCTCTACGGCATCGACACGGCCACGTTTTCCAATAGCGGGACCATTGGGACGCTCTACGGGTTGCGCCTTCCCACAATTACGAACACGGGCACAATCACGACCCGTTACGGCATATCGCAGGAAGACACCGCAGCGATCAACCAGTTCGCAGGGACGGTGCAGTTTAACAACGGCTTTGGGTCCGTTGCTACGGTCTACGGCACGCGCGCGTGGGTGAACTTCAACGGGACTGGCGTCGTCGCGATCCGAGGCTCTGGGAACGTGTCCACGATTACCGATCTAGGGGTCGGCAGCTATTCGGTCAATTTTACGAACGCAATGCCAGACGTAAACTATTCTGCGCACGCGACCGTTGGATATGATGGCGCGGTCGGTTCGGGCATTGTCGCAAGCGTTGACCGAAACTCCGCAGCAGCGGCCGTTGGCTCGGTAAGGGTGTACCTGTTCAACACGACGTTCGCCGTCGCAGATAGCACCATGGTTTTTGTTTCGGTGACGAGGTGACCAATGAATAAGGCAGTAATTTACCAGCACGAGGGCGGCGTAGCTGTCCTTTACCCGACCCCCGAGGCCCTCGCCTCGTGGACCATCGAGCAAATCGCGGAAAAAGACGTGCCGCACGGCCGCCCGTTCAAGATCGTGGACGTGACCGACATCCCGGTTGACCGCACCTTCCGCAACGCCTGGGAGGTTGACGCCTCCGCGTTGACCGATGGCGTCGGCGCAGAGTCGAACGAATTCCCCAAGCCTCCCGAGCCCGCCACGCCCGTGGAGCCCGTGCAATCCGAAGAGGTGCAATCGTGATCAGCGTCAACATGCCCAAGGCGAAGACCATCGCGCACACGATGCGACGCGCCGCCCGAGAAGCAGAATTCGCGCCACATGATGCGGTCATCGCGCGCCGCATCCCCGGCTCCGACGACGTGGCCGCAGAGACCGCGCGTCAATCCATTCGCCAGAAGTACGCGTTGATTCAGGATGCCATCGAGGTGGCAGCCGACGTTGACGCGCTCAAGACCGCCGTTGACCAATTCGGAGCGCCATGACTCCCGAGCAAGCCTTCAAGAACCTCGTCATCGTCGCCAACCGCGCCCAAAAGGCGGGGTTGCTGGAATTGGCTGAAGCGGTGGGCGTGGCGGAGTCTATTGAGCTCCTCGGCAAAACGCTGAACGTGCAGGCGGAGCCGACGCTCGAACCCGCTCCGGCGAACGAGTGATGGCAGCCACGAAGGCCGCGATGAAGTGCAACGCGCCGAAGCGCACTCCTGGTCACCCGAAGAAATCGCACGTCGTCAAGGCGTGCGAGGGCGGCAAGGAGAAGCTGATTCGGTTCGGTCAGCAGGGCGTCAGCGGCTCGCCTCCGAAGAAGGACGAGAGCGAAGCCGACAAGAAGCGCCGCGCGTCCTTCAAGGCTCGCCATGCGAAGAACATCGCTAAGGGCAAGATGAGTGCGGCCCACTGGGCCGACAAGGTGAAGTGGTAACGATGGCCGCGATCCCCCTCCTCGCAGGAATCTACACGACGACGACGCCCGACTTTCGCACGGCGTACCCGGTCAACATGGTGCCCGTGCCGAAGGCGACGGGCATTAGCGAGGCGTACCTGCGGCACTGGCCCTGGCGTCGATCGCGGCGGCATCAACTGGGATGGCTCGCTCTATCGCGTCATGGGCACAAGGCTCGTGCGCATCGACCCGCTCGGAGTCGTGCAAGACATCGGCGACGTTGGCCCCGGCGGTCTCGTCACGTTCGATTACTCGTTCGACCGTCTCGCGATCGCAAGCGGCGGTCGGCTCTACTACCTCACAGGCTCATCGCTCGCGCAGGTCACCGACCCGGACCTTGGCACCGTCGTCGACTTCTGTTGGGTCGACGGCTACTTCATGACGACGGACGGCGAGTTCCTCATCGTCACCGAGCTGAACGATCCGTTCGTCGTCAGCCCGCTCAAGTACGCGAGCAGCGAGGCCGACCCTGACCCCATCGTGGCGCTCGTGAAGGTGCGCAACGAAGTCACCGCGCTCAACCGCTACACGATCGAAGTCTTCGACAACGTGGGCGGCGTCGGCTTTCCCTTCCAGCGCATCGAGGGCGCGCAGATCATGAAGGGCTGCGTCGGCACCTTCGCCTGTTGCGCCTACCAGGAAGCGATCGCGTTCCTCGGTGGCGGGCGCAACGAAGCGCCTGCAATCTACCTCGGCGGCAACGCGCAGGCGAACAAGCTCTCGACGCAAGAGATCGACGAGATTCTTGCAACCTACACGGAAGCGCAGCTCGCAGGCGTGAAGCTCGAAGCGCGCAACGATCGGGCGCACACGTTCCTCTACGTGCATCTCCCCGACCGCACGCTCGTCTTCGACGGCGAGGCGTCGAAGGCCCTTGGGACGCAAGTCTGGTTCGTGCTCACGAGCGCCGTTCAAGGCTTCTCGACGTACCGCGCGCGTAACTTCGTGTGGGCTTACGACCGCTGGTGCGTCGGCGACCCGTCGAGCGCAGCGTTCGGGCGCTTCGCGCAGACGGTCTCGACGCACTGGGGCGAGCGCGTGCGGTGGGAATTGACGACGCCGATTTTCTTCAACGAATCCGCAGGGGCCATCTTCAACGAGTTGGAGCTGATCGCGCTCCCTGGCTCCGTGCCCTTCGGCACCGACCCGATCATCTCGACGAGCTACAGCCTCGACGGCCTCACGTGGTCGGTCGACCACACGGTGCGCGTCGGCGCCTTCGGTGCTCGGCAACATCGCATCGCTTGGCGTCGCCAAGGCTCGATGCGGCGCTTTCGCATTCAGCGCTTCCGTGGCGATTCGTGGGCGCATCTGCCCATCGCGCGCCTCGAAGCCGCCCTCGAACCGCTGGCCTGGTGATGACGATTCGACGCCTTGGCCTCACCCGCGACCAGCTCGCAAAGTTCCTCGTCGAGCACGAGCAGATCCGTCAATTCGAGCTTCTCTTCTCGACGGTCGACGAGATTCAGACGACGGGCCTCGACGCGGTGACGCTCGACGCTGGTGCGGCGCTCGCAGGCGTCAACAAGCTCGCCGGTGTCGTCGCACAGTTGGCCCAAGACGGGGCGATCGAGGCATCGAACGCACTCGCTATCGCCCAGGCTGCCGAACGCGCGTTAAACGCCGTTTCCGAGCTGGCGATGGTCGGTGCGACGTTGCCGCCCCAGGTGCCGAAGCGCCGGAACGTGGGGGCGTGGTACGACACAACGAGTCAAACCCTGACCGCGATCAACACGGGCAAGCCCGTCACGCTCAACTCGACGAGCTTCGAGCGCGGCGTCTGGCGCGACTCTGCGACGACCTCACGCATTCACGTCGCCGACGCGGGCGTTTACAACCTCGAATTTTCCGCTCAGCTCGACAAGACTTCGGGCGGCTCTGACCCCGTTTACGTCTGGGTTCGCATCAACGGCGTCGACGTACCGGACAGCGCGACGCTCATCCAGATGAAGGGCAACAACGACGAGCTAGTCGCCGCGTGGAATTTCCTTCTTGAGCTCGCAGGCGGCGACTACGTCGAGCTCGTGTGGGCCTCGCCGACGCTCGCGATGCGCCTCGAACACTTCGCTGCGGCCGCATTTAGGCCTGCTATCCCCTCCGTCATCCTAACCATCACGCAGGAAGCCTAAGCCATGGCCGTCACTCCAACCCAGCTCATCGCCCCGGCCTTCGTGCCGAACGTCAAGGGCACCGCGTACACGTCGAGCGCCGCGAAGACGCGCATCGACTACATGGCATTTACGAACGAGAACACGGCGAACGTGACGCTCTCCGTGTGGCTTGGCCCCGCTAGCGCGTCGCCGCGCATCAAGGACAAGACCGTCCTTCCGGGCGAAACGTACCTCTGCCCCGAGGTCATCGGCGCGCTGCTCATGCCCGGCGAGGTCGTGCAGTACTCGTGCAGCGTCGCAGGCGTGCTCTACGGTTCCGCGAATGGAGTGCAATTCACATGATGATGCTCGGAATCCCCGTCGAAAAGCCGTTCCCGTCGACCAGCGAGAACAAGAAGAACACGCTCATGGTCATCCAAGACTGGCAGCTCGGTCCCGAGCAGCCGTCGAACGAGCGCGGCGCAAACGGCGAGTACTGGCGCGCACTCGCGAAGACGATGCAAGTCGACGAGGCCGAGGCGCGTCGGCGTCGCTGCTCCAACTGCGAGTACTACGACAACACGCCGGGGACGCAGCTCAAGATGGAGCGCATCCCGTGGAACTCGTTCGATGTCGGCGCAGGCTTCCGTGGATTCTGCACGAAGTTTTCGTTCGTCTGCCACGACCTGCGCAGCTGCCAAGCGTGGGAAGAGAAGGAATTCGAGGGCGATTGATGACGCTTGCAGAGGCCCGAGCGAACGACGACGCGCAGAAGATTGAGCGACTCGAAGGAGCTGCGCTCAACCTTCCGCAAGTCGATTGCAGCGAGGAGCACTTCTTCGCGCCTGGCCTCTACATTCGGCAGATCACGATCCCCGCTGGCGTCCTTGTCGTTGGTCACGAGCACAAGACCGAGCACGTCAACATCATGTTGAAGGGCCGCGTGACCATCGCAACGGCGGAAGGCGTCGCAACGCTCGTCGCACCGATAACGTTCATCGCACCGCCTGGGCGAAAAGTGGCCATCGCGCACGAGGAAACCGTCTGGCAGAACGTGCACGCCACCGAAGAGCGCGACCTCGCGAAGATTGAGGATGCGTTCATCCGCAAAAGCGAAACGTGGCAAGCGCACAACGAGGCGGCTGCGCTAGTAGATAAGCTGCGAGAGCACGCGCTCTCTGATAGGGGTGTTCCATGAGTTGGATTGCAACAGCGGTCATCGGCGGATCGGTTATCACTGGCGTCGGCGGATACCTTGCGCAGACTGGCGCGGCAGAAGAGGCCGCAGGCGCACAGCGTTCCGCAAGCGAAGCGGCGATCGCCGAACAGCGTCGCCAGCAGGCCGAGATGGAGCGCCTCCTTGCACCCTACATGCAAGCGGGGCAAGGCGCGCTCACCGCGCAGCAGAACCTGCTTGGCCTCGGCGGACCCGAGGCGCAGCAAGCGGCGATCGCGCAGCTCGAATCGTCGCCGCAGTTCCAGGCGATGATGCAGCAGGGCGAATCGGCCATCCTTCAAAACGCATCGGCGACCGGCGGCCTTCGCGGCGGCAACACGCAAGCCGCGCTTGCGGAGTTCCGCCCGCAGCTGCTCTCGCAGCTCATTCAGCAGCAGATGGGCCAGCTCGGCGGTCTCGCGGGCATGGGAGCGCAAAGCGCGCTCGGCGCAGCAGGCTACGGTCAGCAGGGCACGCAGGGCGTCATGGGTCAACTTGGCGCTATGGGGCAAGCGCAGGCTGGCGCTGCGATGGCGCAAGGGCAGGGCATGGCGAACCTCTTCGGCGGTGTCGGCGGTGCGCTCGGGACGCTCGGCGGTCTCGGGGCGATGGGTCGCGGGCCGTTCGGCGGTGGAGGCGGCGGCGCGGCAGGCAGCAGCTACACGCCAGGCATGGGCGCGGCTGGCGTCACCGGCATGAACTTCAAACTCGGGTGAGACCATGACGCAGCCTTTCGATTTCCGACTCCAACTCCCCGACCCCGCAAACGCAGTCACCGGCGGCCTTCAGCAAGGCATCCAGCTCGGCGGCATGATGGAGCGCGCCGACCTCATGGCGGCGCAGAAGCAGCAAACGCTTCTTGAAAACCAGGCGCTTCAGGCGAAGGCGCAGCGCGCTCGTGAGTTTCAGGGCGAGCTTGGCAAGCTCGGCGCAGAGGGCTTTTCGTCCAAGAGCCTTAACGAGCTCATGGTGAAATACCCGGAGGCCGTCGAGCAACTCAAGACGCCGTTCGCGAATCTCAGCACGCAGGAGCGCGAGGCGAAGGTCTCAGAGATTCAGCCGATCGTTGCGGCGCTCAACGCGGGCGACCGCATCACGGCTGGCGACCTTCTCGAACGTCAAGCCGAGGCCCTTCGCAACGCGGGCAAGACGCGCGAAGCCGAAGCAGCAGACGTGCAGAAGAACATGGTCCTCTTTGGCGACCTCAACGCAGCGCAGACGAGTCTGAACACGGCAGTCGCGATGGCAATGGGGCCGGAGAAGTACAACGAAACTTTCGTCAAGCTCGAAGACCAACGCCGCGAACGGATGCTTGAAGATTCGACGAATCTGAAGGCGTACGCCGACGCGAAGATTGCGGAAATGAAGGCAAAGTTCGCCGAGACTCGCGAGCAACTTGAAGTCGACAAGCTGAAGCCAAAGCCGATGGGCGTTGGTGGCGTTGCTGCGAAGCCTGCACTTTCGCTTAAGGATCAGCTTTCAATTGAAGGAAAGTATCGCGACGATTTCGTTCGCGACATGAAGCCTATTACAGAGCAGGAATTTTCATTCAAGCGTTTGAATGCGTCGCAGAGCAATGCCGCTGGCGACCTTGCGCTGATCTTCAACTACATGAAGATGCTCGACCCTGGCTCTGCGGTGCGAGAGAGCGAGTTCGCAAACGCGCAGAACGCGGCAGGTGTCCCCGACCAGATTCGCAATCAGTGGAACAAGTTGAAGAGCGGCGAACGGCTGAACTCTGAACAGCGCAAACAATTCAGGGCCCAAGCCGCCGATCTATTCAAGCCGTATAAGGAAAAAGGCGATCAGATTCGCACGGCATACAAAGCCGAAGCGAAGCGTCTTAAACTCGACCCGTCGGCCATCTTCCTCTCTGCGCCAGAAGAGGAGCAGCCGCAGCAGGCAGCAGCGCAAGCAGGCCCGCAAGTCTCGAAGGCCCCGCCGCAGGTTTCGCAAGCGGCTCCGGCGATGATGCCGTCGATGTCGCTCGGTGATGGGTTCACGTTCAAGGGACGACGCTGATGGCCACTTACGAAGTACAAGCCCCAGACGGGTCGATTCTGGAGCTCGAAGGCCCCGACAACGCGACGCCTGAGCAAATCGGTGCGGCGGCAAAGAGGGCCTACGCGGCGCAAGCAAAGACTCCGCGCGCCGCCGCTCCAGTCGCAGCACCGCCGACCAAATTCGAGCAAGCGCGCGAATCCTACACGAAGTACGGCGGCGGACCCGCCGCGCCTGTCGGCATCGAGCCAACTTACGCAACGCCGCGCGCAGGCACGCCTACGGGGCTTCCCGAGGGCGCAGGGCAGGTCGTAGAGCCTGAGACGACGCTCGCGGGCATTGGTGGCGCAATCTCGCGCGGCATCGCCCCTGCTGCCGTCCTGGCGGGCGCGGGCGCGCTTGCGGCCCCGCTCGTCGGGGTTGCTGCACCTGTTGGCGCAGCGCTTGGCGGCGGCGCTCTCCTAGCGTCGAAGGTGCTCGGCGTCGATCAGCCGTTCGTCGAGAAGCTGAACGAACTCATGACGCGCGCAGGCGTCGCAGAGCCAACCACGGCGATCGAGCGGCTCTTTCAGTCGGCGGCTGGCAGCGCGGCAGACGTGGCCACCGGCGTCGGCGCAGGCCAGGCGCTCATGAAGAGCGCCGCACCAGTTGCGCAGGCTGCTGGTGCGATGCTTGCCGAACAGCCAGCGACGCAGCTTGCGGGCGGCGTTGGCTCCGGCCTCGCGGCGCAGGCGGCGTCCGAACTAGGACTCGGGGCCGCTGGCCAGGCTGCTGCGGCGCTCATCGGCGGCATGGCTGGCTCCCGAGCTGCGCGCACGCAAGTCATTCCGGCAGCGCAGGCGAGCGCAGCCGAGCGCGCTCTCGTAACCGAAGCCGAGAAGGTCGGTGTCCCTCTGATGACGAGCGACGTTGCGCCGCCGCGCACGTTCGTTGGCAAGGGCGCACAGGCGCTCGGCGAGCGCGTGCCTGTTGTCGGCACTGGCCCCGTGCGTCAAGCGCAGCAGGAAGCGCGCAGCAGCGCGGTGAAAGACTTGGCGCTTGAACTGAACGTCCCAGACTTCGCACAGGCAAGCAGGCCAGTGATGGACGACCTTCGCCGTGTTTACGGCAATGATATTAAAAAATACTCGAAACAAAAGAAAGATGTAATCAATTCTCTTTCTTCTGCTGGAGTGATGCCAGTCACCGAAGCGACAAAAGAAATTGACAGCCAGATTTCAAATCTTCGAGCGCTCAAAAGTGAAGAGTTCGCTCCAGTCATTAAAAAGCTGGAAGATTGGCGTATGGCTCTCGCCGATCAGAGCATCACGAATGTTGAAAAACTGCGCAAGCAGTTTGGAGAATCTTTTAAGGCGTTCGATCAGGGGAGTGTCAAGTCTATCGGAGAACAAGCGACAAACGCGATTTATGGCGCGATCAACGACGACATGGGGAACTTCATTCGCCAAAATTCTGGCGCAAGCGATGTAACCAAGTGGAAGAGCGCAAATAAGGCCATCTCCGCGATGAAGGAAGATGTGAAAAATAGCGCGCTAAAATCGCTTCTTAGTAAGAAGGGTGAGATTAAACCTGAGGTTATTGGAAGCCTTCTTTTTTCAAAAAACCAAAGCGAAATAGAGCTTCTGCACAAGTATCTTGACGATGCTGGGCGCGAAAATGCAGGAAAAATGATTGTCGCTCGCGCAATTGAAAAAGCCACAGTGAATGATGTGATTTCTCCTGATCGTTTCTTGGGGGAAATGGACCGACTCGCACCGCAGGTCGGCGTCTTCTTCAAGGGCGACGACAAGCGTCGCATCGAGGGACTCACGCGCGTGCTCGGTGCAACGCGCCGCGCTGCTGAGGCCGGTGTGATGACGAACACGGGCCAGCAGGCCGTGCCTGCCGCTACCGCGCTTGCGGCCGGCCAGGTCAGCGGAAGCGCGCTCGGCGGCGCATTGGCCCTCGGCGGCGCTGGCCTTATGGCTCGCCTCTACGAGTCGCCCATGGTGCGCAATCTTCTGCTACGAATCCCGTCGACGAAGGTCGGCAGCCCCGAAGAAGCCGCCATTCTGAAGCGCATCAGCGGCGCAATGACCGCGCGCACGACGACACCCGAGGAGCAACCGACCCCATGAGCGCCTTTTCTGTCTCCGAGCCCTTTCCGACGTTTCACGACCGCGACGGCCAGCCGCTCGACGCAGGGTTTCTCTACTTCGGCGCGGCTGGCTTCCCTGCGCAGTCGAACCCCATCCCGGTCTACGTCGACGCGGCGCTGACGATCCCAGCGGCGCAGCCCGTGCGCACGCTCAACGGCTTCCCTCAGTACCAGGGCGCGGCGTGCCGGCTCTACGTCGACGCCGACGACTTCTCGATCGCGGTCAACCAATCAGACAACACGCTCGTCTTCTCGTCCCTCAACTCGACGGTGCGCATCCCGCTCGCGTCGACGACGGGCAGCATCAGCGCTGACCGTGTAAACTACACCGAAGGCGGCATCGGCTCGACGACGCGCACGCTCACGAGCAAGCTGAAAGAGTCGGTGTCCGTCTTCGACTTCATGACGGCGGCGCAGATCGCCGACGTGCAAGCAGGCACGCTGCTCATCGACGTGACCGCGCCCATCAACGCGGCGATTGCGGCGGCGGATGACGTGTTCTTTCCCGAGGGCGCGTACCGCGTCTCGAACGACGGAACGACGACGAACGGGGCGATTCAGATCCCCAACGTCCTAGCAGCGAAGACGCTTCGCGGCGCTGGTCGCGGCAACACGGTGATCCGAAACTACGGGCAAGGCCCCTGCATCACGTCGATCGGCAACCTGCTTTTCTTCAACGTGTCGCTGCACGTCTGCGACCTGACGATTCAGGGCGAAGTCGGCTCCGGCGACGGCATCTTCTGCGACTACACGTCGCAGAGCATCTTCGAGCGCGTCGAGCTACTTAGCTGCGGCACGAACGGCATCAAGCTCCAGCGCGGCGCGCACAACGCGCTGAACGA